AACTCACCAGGTTGAATCGGAGCTGCTTCATCTCTAACCCTTACTCCTCTTTGTTTAAACCCTGCAGGTAAATTAGATAATGTACCAGCATCTAATAATTGACGGAGAGCAGTCGTTGCCGTCCTGCTCAATCCGCCAATCATGTGAATTAATCCAAAACCATAAAATCCTAGTCCTGGCAGAAATTTAAAGTGGACAAAATATTGGATCTTATTTTTCTTTGGATCATTGGGCGCATAGTTCCTTCTTATCGAAAGAACTTTAGTACTACCTTCTTCGATTGTAACGATGTAAGGTAGCTTGATTCCAGTCGGTTCCCCGTCTGGACCAATATCTTCAAAACCTTCTAGATCTAAATTAATGTGACACTCCAGTAATGTATAGACATCATCTGGCTTGCCAGTTTTTTTAGTTCCTTCAAGTTCTCTCTCCTTTTCAGTAACTTTATCTTCTATTACTGCTGGTGGAGATAATTCTATGTCAGAATAAAATCCTGCGACTTGTTGTTTTCTCAAATCGTTTTCAGAAATTTTAATTGTATGAATGACTGATTCCGCATCGTCTAATGAGGTAGCCGTATACGGAACAATCAAATCATCCGCTGGAATAAACTTTGATACAGCTCGTCCCAGTAAATCGTCATAATAAACTTTTTTAAATGAAGAACCTGCTAGGGGTAAATGAAATAACATTTGATCAAACTCTGGTTCATATTCTTGCATCTGATCCATAATTTGATAGTTCATGAAATCTTTTACACGTTGTGCTTGTTGTTCTTTTTGTGGAGTGATTGCTCCTACGATTTGAGTTCTAACAGGACCATCACTTGGTAATAATTCTTTGTAAGCCATTGCTTGAAACTGTGTAACAGCTTCAGCTAGTACAGGGTGCGTGGCACCTGATGCACCTTGGAAAGGTTCTGTTCTGTTTTCATATTTAAATCCTAAAAGATCTAAACCTTCCATGTAAGATTGTTCCCAATCTTTTCTGGACATTTTATAGTCCATATAATTTTCTTTTAAAACACTTCCTAGTGGATCTAAAACATCTTCAGGTAAGATGTCTGCTAAATTGTCAAAATGAGATTCGGTTCCAGGTACATTAACTGCACTTGGATCAAAATTAATTGTTGCTCCACCATCTTCTTCTGGTGTGACTTCTACGGGACCTTTTTCTGTAACTTCCTCTTGAACTTGTACTTCTTCTCCTGCGCCTGGGACCTCTAATTCAGTACGAATTTCATTTGGGAGTGATTTATCGATATCTGCCATTTAAACTCCTAATATTGTTTACCATATTTTTTAAGAGAAGCCAAGCCTTGATAGTTAGGACCTCTTTTAGGTGGTGTTGTTCTTGTTAAACTAGCCAGGCCTCCTGAAGCATAAGATCCTGCACTCATAATTTGTTGTATATCAAAACCTTGGTCTTCTAACTGTTGTTTAGTAGTTTGCCCAGCAATTAATTTTCTTTTTAGACCATAAAGAAGGTCTTCTTTTTCTAGTGTAGATAATTGACTAGTATATTCAGGGGGCAAAGAGGAATATAAATCTTCTAGTTCTTTTCCTTCTCTTCTTCCCATAATATAATCTCCAAATAATTCTTCTTTTAATCCTGGTTTTAATTCTTCTGCCATCATAAACGCTCCTGGTTTAAAAACTAAAAAACCTTCTGAACCAGCATATTTCTCACCCATCTGATCTTTAAATTGTCTTATCTTTTTTATTTCAGGGTAGTCTCTTACTTTTCTTTTTTCTGATGCTTCTAAATCAAGTCCTGGTTGTTTGCCTACAGCCCATTCTTCTGGAGAAGTAAGTAAAGGAAATTTTAAATCAATATTAAAATTTTCTTTAACTTGGTTTTGTAAATCTTTAATAAGGTCTTGCCTACCCTTTAATAAATCTTCTTCTTTACCATAAGCTACCTTATCGTAATCATTTTGTATATCTTCAAGGTCCCTGTTATTTATTGCTATTTGTTCATTTATCTTATTAAATTGTTCTTCAGATATATCTTTATTCTCAAGATCTTTTTCTAATCTTACATTTGCTGAATATTTATTAAACCATCTATTTAAAAGATCTGTGTTTTGTACATATTGTTTTGCTTCTGGATTAAGTTCATCTTTTACATTTCCTCCTGCGCCTACCAAACCAAATGTCGTTGCTCTTTTAGCTCCTTGAATATCTCCAACCATCAAATATGGAAGAGCAAACGCAAATTCTATTGGAGCATCTACCCATCCAAAAAAAGCTCCTCCTGCTTGTAACAATTTTTTTCCACCTTTTATGTTTTTGAAATTTCCTTTTTTAATCTGTTCTTTATTTTTTTCTACATCCTTTGCTAAATTTGCTGCTGCTTCTTCAATTGAACAAGTAGCACCTTCAACAATTCCAGCTTCTCCGTAACCAATTCTTCCTCCTTCGGCTTTACCTTTATTACAATTTAACATCAATAGTTTATGTAAAGGACTGCCAGGAGTTAATCTTTTTTCAATTTGTTTTAAGTTAGGAGCTTTTCCTTTTTCTTGATATTGTGTTTTTAATAATTCTTTTAAAAAATCTGTTTCTTTACCTACAGGATCTGCTGCACTAGAAAATTTTAATTTACCTTCTTTATCTAAACCAATGCTTACTTCATCTAAATACCCACCATATTTAGAACTAAATTTATCTTTTAAAATATTCATCTTTGATATTAATTGTGTTTTTACAGCTGGGTTTGGAGCTTTTTCGTATTGCCTAATTAATTTATTAATTTCTTTATCAAATTCGGGGTTTTTAATTTTTACATTAAAATTTTCAGTAGTCGGTACAACTTTGGTATATTCGATAGGATCAGCATATCCTAAATCAATAATTGATTGAGGAATCTTGTGGTCATACATAATATTATCAGCTATTTTTAATTTTTCTCTAGCCATTTTGATATTACCGTTTGTTGCAGCGGTAATAGCGTCTTTAGCTTCTAAAAATTGAGCCTTATAGTCAGGGTCAACAATTGTACTTAAATATTGCAACAAATCAGTTGTTCTATATCTCGGGTTTCTAAAAATTTGTATGTTTGTGTATAAATTTTCTCCAATTTCTTTATAAATTAAATTAGAAATTGGTCCTTCTATTTTTTTATCTAAATTAAATTTACGTAATAATTCACTACTTCTTAATCTAGCTCTAGCTTCTTGTTTAACTTTAGCTGGGCCACCTTCTAAAATATTTGTAAATTCTTTTGTTATGTCATCTCGTACTTTTGTATTAAAGTTATAAATAACAGTAGAATAAACATTATCTAATAAACTTGTAGTTAGTTTAGATGAATCTCCAGAATATGCTCCTAATATTTTCATGCTAAAATCATCGCTAAACAAAGGGGGTCTTTTATTTTTAACAGCTAGGTTTAAAACATTATCATTGCCAAATCTTTGATTAATTGCTTTTTTAAATTCAGCTGGGTCGTCAAACTTTGACGCATTCTTTGTCATCCATTTTTCTATTTTTAAAAATTTAGCTCTATTGTCTTTTTCTATTAATCTACTTCCGCTTAATGCAGTTTTTGATCTAGCTTCATCAGCAAAATATTTACTTTCATCTATAACGTCTAAAATGTATTCTGGGTCTTCACCAAGAAAATTAGCAACTTTTAAAAGGTCATCTTGGTTTTCTTGTAACCCTTGCAGTGTTAAAGCCAAAGAATTAGAAACCATTCCTTTGGGGTATCTAACTTTTCCAGATCTTTCTATTTGAGATTTTTTATCTCTCATTAAATATTCTAAATTATCTTCAATGTCTGCTTTTTGAATAATCTCTGCTATTTTTTTAAGAGAATTTTCTCTTTGTTCTATTTGATATTTAGTTTTTCCAGCATAACTTCCTGGTTCATTAACAAAACCACGTTTAGGAGTTGTAACACTTCCTCCTTGGTTAAAAGAAGAATACTTTCTAAAAATTTGATCAGCTTGATCAGATGTCATTCCTGGTCGCCATTGCTTAACGATAAAATCTAAA